GCTAATATCTAAAAGCCACGCATCTGTAGAACCATCATAACCCGATTGTCCGCTTGTTACACTTACATCATAAAACCTCCAAGTAGTATCAAACTGATTACTTTGTAATAGCAAGTTCTCCCTTCCTTTCTCTATCAGTCCGTTGCTATCTACCCTTGTAGCCGTTAGGTTTGAACCTCTTGAAAAGGTGAAGTCCCCATCTCCATTTGTAGGCTTTATGCTATACGCTTTAGTGTCTTTTCCCGCTCCTCCGCTTGGTAAGAATACTAAACTTGCATCATCGTAAAAACTCATATCGTTAAGGGTTTTGAGTTAGAAATTCAACATCAGTAGTAAGACAAGCAGTATTCTCTACGCTACCACCATCAGCCTCTACACGAGTCTTAAAAGCACTAACTAATTGAGGTGCAATGCTTCCTAAATTGGCATAGACAATACCCCAACTAATGTTGTTATCTCTGCCTACTCCCCACCAAGTAGAATCATAGATTTTACCGTATCCTTCTAAATCACTCATTGCTTATCTCGTTTCGCAACCTTTGATAAGTAAACCTTGAGTTTCTTTACATTGGTAGCTTTTGGTTTGTATGTTTTTATAATACCCATCCGTTAAAAGTGCTATCCTTTGAAGGATATATATCGTCATTTACGTTCTGATTGTACTCGGGGAATAGGTTCTGATTGAAAGACATATAGTCTATAAACCTACGAGTATAATACTCGGCAAGATTACGCTCTTTTTCTATCAAAAAAGCAAGGTCGTTACGAGTAGCTGTTTCTCCGTTCTCAACAGTCTTTTTATACACACCACCATTCGATGCTGTAAACGCACTAAAAGGTAAGTATTCAGTCATAGCATAGTGAATCAACATTGGCTGAATATAATCATTCACCAAACTCTGATAGTTTCCGGTAAGTGAGTCAGCTATTATGTCGTTTGCTATCTTGTCGTATAGCTTCGAGCCGAGATATTGCTGAACGTGTATCTCTTGTGCTATCTTAATAAACTGAATGAACTTGTCAGTATCTACATTTCCCGATAGGAAAGTGTTTCTAACAAGGTCGGTTCGTGTTATAAATAATGCTGTTGCCATTATATTCCTCCTTGTATGTCTTTTTTACTTGGTGGGTTTATGAATCCCTTGTTTTTCATCTTGTTTGGTGCAACGCTTACCTTGTTCTCGTTTGCCGGTGCTCTAAAACCTTTACCTCTTGCCTTGGTAGTGCTGATAGTTTCAGCATTAGGACTTTTTACGTCCGGCTTCACACCATTCTTATACATATAGGTCTTGCGAACCCATTTGTGTTGGCATCGAGCTCCTCCTTTGTATAGCCATACCGAGTAATTGTTCGAGCCGTTAGGTCCGAATCCGGCATTGACTGAAAGTTGCTCCATTCTTATGATATCTTCCTTGCGATAGACCTTCTTCGCAGCGACCATTTTCTTGCAGAACTCACGACTATTCGCTCCGGCTTTCAGCGGAGAGTATTGGTAACGAACCAAGAACTTATCTCCTTCAGCGTTAGAGCCGTCTTGAGAGCTTTTCGCATTAGGACGGGCAGAACCGGTCGAGGCAAGACCAATCATCTTGTCAAGAGCTTCCTCTTGGTCGTAGTCCACGTCTCTTTCGTCTACCAATTCCCACTCGTCAAGGTTTATGTCCTCTCCTAAGTCAATCAAAGCATCTGCATTAGCATTGATGCTCTCCTCCGGTACGCAGTTAGGAACTTTCTTTCCGTCTTTCTCCTTGAATCCGACCATTACATAGCCGTCCCAACAAGGGTCATCTTTCAGTTCAGTCTTGCAACCACAATCTTGTGCAGACAATTTCTCTCCGGTTTCTTTCTCTTGCTCCTCTTTTGTTACCGCTGCACTTCGGTCAGTAAACTCAAGAGGTTGTAGTGTCTTGAAGTATAGGTCAAGATTGATGCTATTTACAGCAAGAATCTGCTCTAATGCCTTGATAATCAAGTTTTGGAACGGACGGATAACCGTGTTGTCAAACAACAACGTTGCAGTCTCTATTTCTTCCGCATTGTTTCCAAGTCCACTATTATCCTTGATACCTAAAAGCATAGGTGATGTTACTCGGTGAGCAACCATTAGCTTCTGCATTGCTTCTGAGGATAAAAACTCGTATTGTGCCGGTGCATCAGACAATGGAACAGCATCAATAGTTGCAGCTAACTCCTTGCTCTCGTTGAAAGCAAGTATAAAGTTACCGGCATTGCTTGAGCCACTAAACTTGTCTCTAATCTTCGACTCAATCAACATACGCTCCTCCTCATCGGGAACTCCGTTGTTGAAGTTTATCATCATCGAAGGTGCAAGACCATTCTTGATGTTGTTGATATGGTAGTTTGCTACTTCTTCTTCGAGTTCAGCATACGGAATACCACCTTGGTAGTCTACCGGAGAATAGTAATAGTATCCGGCACGATATGGCTTGACACAATATATCTCAATAGCTTCTTTTGATGTACCGAATGCCGGTATGCGTGTTGGCACGTCAGCCGGTTTTAACTCCGACCAATCAGCACAATGGTAGTAAGCCTCAATATCCCCTTCCTCATTCATCTTTTCAGCCCTTAGAGTCTGAATAGGAATGTGTTCTACTTGAGCAATCTGCCTTCCGGTCTTGGTGTAGATAATCTGAAAGGCACATTGTCCCATCAACTTCAAATCACTCGTTACTTTTCTCAAGCAATCTTCTTTAATCAAAGAACGCATTTTAGCGTACTCATCGGGCTTTCTATTGCTGTCCGTAGCATCTATACCTTTTCCGTAGATAAGGTCGCTGATAGCGTTTATAATGGCGTTGTTTGTTGGACTGCCGTTGAATCGGTCTATCAAATACTGATAGTAGTCGTTGTCAGCTCCGTACTCTACCCAATCACGATTCTTTCTCTCTATGATTTCGGGCTTCGTATAACTCGCAAGATTTATAGCGTGTAGCTTCATATTACAATGTATTCATTGGCATTTGCCTTTTCATATTCAGTATATACATTCTCATTGACCGTAAACTTATCAAAATCTGTTTGATTGGTACAAAAAACTTTACCACGATACAATTCTTCTTCATCAGTTCCGGTAATTACAATATAGTAAAACCTTCCTTCTTTGAATGTATATGTCGGTGCAATCTTGACAAAGTTACCGCTATCACCACCGGTTACGCTTTCCAATGCAGAATCGTTTTCTTGCTCGTCCGTAATCTTAATAGACAAATCTGTTTGCACCTTTCTTGGAACAAATTTAATTGTCTTGTCTGTTGTACTTACTATGTGCATACCTAAGTAACGATTGTAAAAAGTATTTTGCAAAAAAAAGGGAGAGCCTTAGCCCTCCCCTTGTTATAAACCAATGAACTCTTAGAAGTCCGTACCGGCTACAATAGTTTCAACAGCACTTGTTAAGCCATTGAAAGGATTACCGGCTGCCGGAGAAGCTATGAAGTTAGCCGGAGCCAATTCCATTGCAGAGAAAGATAAAGTGTAGCCACTCAAGTCTCCCATTGCTGCACCGGTAACTACTGTACCTCCGGTTACATCACAACCGTGCTCACGTCCCATCATAAAAGCATTACCATTATAGTCTACCACAACAATGTGAGGTCTACCATAAGCCAACAACTTCAATTCTTTGTTGTCCTCTTTACTCATCTTAGGCAAGGTAAGCTCAAGAACTTGCTCGAAGAATACCGTACCGTTCTCACGAGAAGCGGTAACGTTTTGTGTCAAAGAGCTATTGCCCTTGAGTAAGTATTGATACGCATTAAACGTACCGTCTGCATCTGTAACCTCATCATCAGCGGCAACAGTGATATTACCTAAGTCTCCGTAATCTACGAAGTAAACTTCTGCAATCCCACCAACCGAATCACGACAAGGAACGATACGTCCTTTTGTTAAATCACACGCCATATTATTTCTTATTAAAAAAGGGTAGGCAGATTGTACCCACCTACCCCTTTAATTATTATTCAAATTCTCTTATTAAGAGTATAATACAATTTCAGAACCGAGTCCGTGTTGGATACCGGCAGTAAAACGCATTACTACACGCACATTCTGAGAACCATCAAGGTCAGCCATATCTAAGACACGAACCTCGTTCATATCAGAAAGCAATGAAGTACCGAAGAACAAGTTCTCTTTCTGAGCTGCAACCATACGGTTATCCGGTAAGCCCGGACAAACGAACAATTTAACACCATCGAAAGCCAAGTTTTGTCCCATTCCGTACCACAATGTACCTTGGTTGTTTACACCATTAGCACCGGCTGCACCGGATTGAGTTGCTCCCGTTCCGTTTGTTATAGAACCAAAACCACCTAAAGCACGAACATAAGCACGAGCTATGTTTGGTGCAATATAAACGTGTAAATCTTCCTTACCGTAAACAGTAGTAGGAATAGCATCTACAACAGCACCTAACTGAGCGATAACGTTCGCAGCAGTGATTGTCGCAGCGGATACGTCTACAACGTCAGAGTCAGCAGCTAATGTTGTTAGGAAACCATCGAACTGACCGGCAGTTGCGTTAGTACCATTCCAAATGTTTGTTTCCATACGCTGAGCTACCTTTGCAGAAACGTGTCCGATAAGGAAGTCAGAGAATGAAGGTGGCAAAGAGTCAAATGCAGAATATCCCATTTGAATAGCCTCCCAATCTGAACGGAAGTCTTGCTTACATAACTCCAAGTTTACTTGGAACTCCTCCGGCTGAAGGATACGCTCTGTAAGAGTCAATGTAGAAGTATCAGAGAAATCACAAGAGCCATCTTTTACGATGTCATCTGTTGATACCTTTTTCAATACCTCTTTGTACTTCACGTTAGGTTTAACGGTAATACCACCGTTCTCGATAGTGTCAGCAGAAAGTAACGCTGCACTAATATACTTACCGGCAAATTCACCGGCATAAGTAGATGTAATGTTAGTAGTTGTTGCCATACTAATTATTGATTATTTTTATTTTTAACTAAATGTAATTGCTCCACTGATTGCTGTTGTTGCAGCAACATACCAATTTGTTCCGTCAGAACAAAAATCTGCAAAGTCTCCTTTTACTGATGTTGTTCCAAACACAACGTTTTGGTCGTTGTTTGCTCTTGCGTGTCCCGATGCGTTTTGTAAGTTACCCATAAGCAACCCCGCACCACAATCAATAGTGAAAGCTGTTGTAGGGTCATTTTCAGTCATTACAAACTTTACTCGCCCACCGGCAAAGGGTGCCGGCATTGTAACAGTACCACCAACTGCACCGCTTAAAAAGAAAACTTCACCGCTATCTCCTTTGGTAAGGGTTGCTGATGCGCTGATAGTGTTCGTTTCAAGAGCGATTCTTGTCGGAGGGTTTGATATGTTTGACACCGAATGCGTGGTGTCTACGTTTGTTATTGCCATTTTGTTTTATTTATTAAATTGAAAAAACATTAGCGTTTCTACTTGTAGGTATTTTGCCACCGGCTTCAGCAACGGCATCGACTCTTGTAAAAAGCTCATTTGGAACGTCCATTCCTAAGTCTTTTAAAACTCGTTCTGCGTCCATAGCTATTCTGAAAGCCTCTTTTCTAAACCCATCAATCTTTTCTTTTGCTGCAAAGTTTTCTTTGTTTACTCGCTGATATAGTTTTTCAACTTCTTTTGATTCTGCAATACGGTCTGAGGCAATATCACGAGCTTGTTTCTCAAGAGACTTTAGCTCATCAATAACACCAAGTTCTACCTTCTCAAGTTCAGATAAATCTACCTTCTCTTGCTTGGAGAATTTCTGCTTGTACGCTTCATTCTTGGCGGTAATATCCGCCCATACTGATTCTATCTTCTTCATAATTACATCATTAAATCGTCAATAGCTCTTTTTGCTATCGGTAGTTCAGCATCTAACGCTTCGTACAATTCCATATCCAACTCTACATTAGTCAAAGCCTCCATATCGCTTTGGATTCCTAAGTCGTTGTAACTAACTCCAAGTTCTTTCGCTGTTGCTTCTATTTCACGAACAAGAGAGCCGTATTCTTTAGTAATGCTTCGAGCATCAGTCACTACCCTTCTTGCTTCTCTTGTCATTTCGTTTAACATACCCGAAATTCTGTCAAGGTCAGAGGTGATTTCCATAAAACTTGGAAGCGACCTTGCCTCTTGTGCAAGAGCTTTTAGGTCTTGAATCTTGCTAAGCTCTACCTTTTGGGAAGCTAACTGCTCCCATACTTTTTGAACTTGCTTCATTATCTTGACATTTTAGAGAATACACGGTCTAATGTAGATTGACCACGATTTGAGCCAAACTGAATCATATCCTTTTTAGCCTTAGCTTCCGGATTTGACTTAATAGGTTTCGCAGCCGGTTCTTGTGCTGAAAGTTCCTCTTTGGTATCTTCCACAACAGTCTCCTCTGCGCTCATATCTTCTTTCTCCTCTTTTGGAGAAACCATTTGCTTGACTTCCTCAATCATCTCTTTGAGTTCGTCCATCGCAGCTCCTAATTCTTCTTTGGTAGCGTAAGCCATTTCTTCCTCTTTTTCTTCTTCTTCAGCAGCCTCGACTTCGACTTCTTCTTCCTCTTTCTCCTCACCGGCTTCAAGGATAGAAGCAATCAAACCTTCTTCTTCTACAACGAGGGTACGACCATCTTCCATTTTGTACTCGCCAATAGGTACAGCGACTTTCTCGTCCTCTGTGGCTATAAAGACACTCTCTCCGGCTTCGAACTTCTCCGCCTCAAGCACTGCCCCGTTTTCTAATTTAACGCTCTCTAAAGCGATTTCTTCTGCCAAGTCTACATTCAGCATACCGGCAATCTTAGATAAGGTTTCTTTTGCACTCATAACTAATTAACTATTTGTTTTTTACTTGTTTCATTTTTACTCTATCTCTCCTAATTCTCTTAGCTTGTTTCTTGACCAACCGAGTCCGGCTTTGCCTCCCCACAGCAAGAAGCTAATAGTACCACAAGCCTTAGAGTCGCTCGGGTCATAGTTAGGTTCTGCTCGTGAAAGATACGAATACATTCTTTTAATCGTAGCGACTGTTATCTTCTCTCCGTTAGCAAGTTGCTGAGCACGTACCTTGCCCACTTGCGTGGCGCATTTGTTGTCCACCTTTTTGTTCATCTCAATACCTTTCTTTGCATTGTTACGAACACCCTCACCATAGTCCGAGTAACTTTCAAGTTCGATACCTTTTTCTTCAAGAAGTTCTTCATTGATGAGGGCACGAATAAGGTTTATTTTTAGAGATGCTTCTTTTTCGTTCATATCCTTAACTTATTTTAGAAATCTGTTTAGCGATATTTTTGTACTTTTTGTAATTATTTTTAGCCTCTTCAAAAACCTTAATAGAAATTGGTCCCGCTAAATCTTTAAATGAAATACCCAACTCTTTTGACTTTTTCTGTATTTCTTTATAAGCATTTTCAGCCTTAGAAAAATCACTCTCAATATTTTTTACCATAGAAGAAACTGTTCTGCTAACTTCCTTTAGCTCAGTCTCAAGTTTTTCCACTGCCTTTTTCAAATCCATTGAACCTAACGTAAAGTCACTAAGGATATTCAGTTCTAATTTATGTGATTTGTTCCCTAAAGCCTCTAAAATAACATTTTTAATACTATCTAATTTAATTTGAGCTTCCATTTCCTCCTCACTCTCGGCACTCATATTTACCTTGTCGGCAAAGTAACCTTCTATTGAGAATCCTTTGACCTTACCTTCTTTGACGTAATCTTCCCACACCTCATCGTTGTAGACTTTCATACTTACCATCCACGTTCCTTCGGGAACATCAAATCCGTATGCCTTGCTCTTGTCCTCATCACTCTCAACAATCCAAGACTCAACAACACTCAAGCCTTGAAGCTCGAAGCTATGCTCAAGTGTGCTCTTGTTTTGATTGCCTCTCGTTAGGAACAACTCACTTGCCTTGCGTACCGTATCCTTAGAAAAGTATATGTAGTATTCGTCATCTTCTTTCTTGCGAAAGATTGTCTTGTTAGGTATCAATGCCGGTCCCATAAGAATACGCTTCTCCTTGTCTACCTCTGCAAGTTTTATCTCTTGCTCTTTCGATAGCGTTATGAAGTCAGATTCTATTGCCGGATATTCTACGATGCTAATGGCTTGTACGCCACTCAGCATTTCTTCTTCGTCAAGTATAAGTTCTACTATTCTCACAATGATGTATTATTTATTCTTCTTCTGTCTAATTCTTGTTGCGAAGTTACATCGCTTCCTACAACGTACGCACGTACCGGACCTTGCTGTTGTAAACTTTGAGCAATGGCGTTAGTGCCACTTGCACCTACAACATTAAATTGCGGTATCATAGCACTTGGCGCACCTCCCGAGTCCGAGTCGGGTGAAGGCTGACTTGAGCTATCAAACTTTGTACGAGCAATACTTGCTAACTTAGCAACACCAAATGCTGTTGCAAGACCGGCTTGAATGTAAGGATATGCCGGATTGACTGCGGTAATAGGGCTTTTCTGCGCTGTTGTAAATGCGTTTTGTGCAGCCTCGTAAGTGCCAATAACAGTATTAGCCATAGACAATGCCTTTTGCACTCCAAATGCTCTCCTTTGTTGCTCCTCACTATCTCCGGCAAATGCCTCTGACAATGCGGACAACGCATCAAAGCCTTGAGAGGCTATTTGTGTGTAGGCAGCTTGAGATTCTTGTCTCCTTACCAACTTCTCATCTTCCGTTTCTTTGTCAAGACGATTGCTTTCTGCTTGATATTCTGCTTCTGCAAGTAACCTCTCGTTGAGCAACTCTTGATAGCGTAGCGTACCCTCTTTTGTGATAGCAAGTTCCTCATCAATCAACCCAATACGTCCGTTCTTGACTTCCTCAGCTAACTCTTTCTCAAGCTCAATGCGTTTTAGCACATCTATCTCCGCATCTATCAATGCTTGTTTCTCCATTTGAGCTGCCTCTTGCTCGGCTTCTGCCTTGCCTCTTGTAAGCTCTAAAGATTCACGAAGCAATGCCTCCTCGTTGGATAACTGCTCGGCTCTCATACCGGTAATCTGTGCCTCGATACCCGCCATCTCGTTTTTAGCCTCTATAAGAGCTTTTTCTGCTTCGAGGTTACCCTTCTTTTTGTCGGCTTCTTTTTGAGCAAGGTCGAGCCTTATTTGAGCTTGAGCCAACATCTCTTTCTCTTGCTTGTCGAGTACATCGCCAAGGTCTTTGTTGGCTTGTATTCTCTCCTCAAGAGTATTGCGTTCCGAGTCTCTGATTTGTCGTAGCTTCTCAGCCTCCAAATCATACTTCTCTAAGAGTCCTTGTCTCTTTACATCGGCAAGCTCTGCCGCCTTTGCAAGTTTGACGTTCTCTGATGCTGCTTTTGCCGTTTCTTTGACGTATTTAGATGTTGCCTCCGCAGCCTTGTCGAAACTTCCATCGACTCCGGTGAATACATCGACAACTTCCTTACCGGCATTCTTAACATCTTCTAACGCACCTTTGAAATCACCGCTAAAAACCTTTTTGACTGCACTTGCGATAAAACCAAGTGTGTCTAAGAAGGAATTAAAACGCTCAATTATGTTCTCAACGAAAGCGTCCTTGAAGTCTATCATCGCTTGTTTCGGGTCATCAAAGATTGACTTGAAGAAGCCTACTACCTTGTCGGTGTTGCCAACAATAAAATTGATGAAGTCGTTTACTGCGATAGATAGGAACTCAAATACCGTATTGAAGGCATCAACGGCAATTTGGTTCTCCATAAACAAGTCCTTGATGATGCTAAGCGCACCATCTATAATGAAGAAAATACCCGATGTCTTTCCGAGATTACCAAATGCCTTACCGAGCTTACCGGTAGACTTAGCACTATCCTTAGCACTATCCCCTACGTCTTTGATTCCTTCGTCTACCTTGCTTATGTTCTGATTGGCTTCAGAAAAGCCATCATTCATAGAAGTAGACATTTGCTCAACGGCTTTCTGCAAGTCTCGAATGGCTGACGTAAGGTCATCTGCTGCCTTGTCGGCATTAGTGTCTACATCAATCTGAACTGTTTCTTTAATAGCCATTCTTTAGCTTTTTTAGGTATTGTGTCCAAGTCTTTGGCTCTTGGTACTTGCCCTTTGCAATGGCAAGGTTCTCCGTTTTAGCCTCAACGTATGGAAGTGCTTCTATCAAGTAACGTAAGTAGGTCATATTTTACACATCGTTGAGCAATTCGAGTGATGCCTCACCGGTAGTGAGGTTCATCTTTATGCTGTTTATGATATAGTCTCTTGCATTGATTGTTAGCTTGTCGTTGTTCTTCAAGTTAAGCATTATATGCAACGGCAAACGTGCATTCATAACAAAAAGTCTACGACTCGCATCATACAAATCTGTTATATAATCTTTCCAATACGTATCGTATAGACCTTCATTAAATGTTACCCTAATGTAAGGGTCAATCTCTCCTCCAAAATTCAAGGTCTTGGTAACGTCCGGTGCTGTGAGGGCATTTACATTGCTCGGCAAGTGATATGATGTTACCTCAACTTCCGTAGGGCTGTTGCCACTTGGAATGTAGCCGAATGATTCTCCCGAGGTAACTTGACCGGCAAGATAGAAGATAAAAGGTGAGCCGATGTAAGGCTCAAGCTCTCTTGTTACACTTCTCCCTATTCCTATGCTTGTCAATGCTCCACCGGTTTGGTCGGTGAGTCTCTCAAACAACATATTGTCGAAGCCAACCTCAATATCAAAGTCCTCTCCGTCATAGTTGAAGTCGGCTCGTAAATCACCATAGCCAATATCGTTCTGCAACCTAAACTGTTCTCCAAGAATTGCTTCCGTTTCGTTATAGCTGAATGATATTCTTCGATATAATTCTGTTTTTTTGACCGAGCTTGAGCTCGTGTCTATGTGTTTAGATATTTCGTGTGTTGTTCCGTCAGCATACCAATCGTCTAACGGCTCAACATAGTAAGCCATATTTCCTTTGGTTGAAATAGCCAAATTAAAGGCTCGTATTAGACTCCCTATGAAGTCTGTAATCTTTTGCTCGGGCAGTTGGTCGGCAATAAATACTTTGCGTGTTACAGATTGGTTTGTAGACCTTGATACATCAACAATAGTCTTGTATGTTCCATCAAAGTAGTCAATGTCTAAGTCTATCGTATTTATCGTTATTGGACTTCCGTTCCAATCATCGGGAACGGATATCCTAAAGTCTATCACATCTCCAAACTGAACCTCTCCCAAGCGTACAAACTGACCGGTTACATCACCACTATGTGGTCTGCTTGTCCGCATCTCTCCGTTTACAAATGCTTGTATCTTGTAGTCTGAGGTTGATGTGATATCGTAGCTGTAACCTATGATGTGTTGTCCGGCAGCGTTAGTCCAACTCGTGTTGTCTATCGTTAGGCTGTGGCTTGACAAATCCCAATTACTATTTGTCGCTGAAGTAAACTGAATAGGTGTCGGTGTGAACCCAAACTCTTGGTCTTTGAACATATATCCGGCTCTCCTATGACACCACATAAACAACTTACCAAAGTCAGCCGTTGCAAAGAAATCGCTATCAAAGGTTACACCATACTTGGTCTCAATAGCATCTATAATCTTTTGCAGTTTGACTGCCGGTTTGAGGTCATAGAAGAATACTCCGTGTTCGTTGTGTCCGGAATGGTAATAAATGTTCTCGGGTTCGTGGTCGCTTCCGCTACTATTGTAATACCAAGTACGAACCGGTGATATCAATGGGTAGATTACAGCATCTCCCGTGCCGGCTACATAATTAACAAGCCCATTGATAAGATTCGTGTCGTTGTAAGTATGGTCTTGAGCTGAGAGGTCAAGGTCGTTGAGCGTATCTTCACCAAACAAGTCCTTTAGGGACGTTGTGTTGCTGTAAAAGGTTACGGAGTAGGCAGTGGGCTCGTTGTTCTTTAGTTGAACCTCCTCAAGCTCTAATACGCCTTGACGAAATAAATTGTTGTTTATCTCTATGAAAGCATCGACTCTTAGGTTGGCATCAAAGCCACCTAACAAATCAACATTGTAGTAGTGCTTGAATATGCCGTTGTTCTTAGGTGATGCCGGTAACGTAAATCCGTTAGTATAGTCTCCAAAGTTCTTGGATATATCTTTTACGTTTTGAGTGGTTAGAGTCATTTCTATTGACTCATCACCAAACATATCCGCTAATACACCATCAATGTAAAGCTCTACTCTATACATACCTTGTGTCGAATGCTTGTTCTACCTCAATCGTGTAGTTAATCATCTTGTCGTTAATAGACTTTTGTAGCCTCATTGAGCCACTTATAACATTGACCGGAGAAGTGTCCAACATAACTCTCTCGCTCATCATAAGGTCTTTGATAGTATCGCTGTTGCTCTCATCTACCCAACCGGTGTTCAAGGTAATCTTTAGTTTACCATTTGTGTTGATACGTTTGTATTGCTCAAGGTCAGTATCGTGAGAGACTCCGCTTCTGCTTATGGTCAAGTTACCCTTGCGATATTGTTCGTGTTGCACCTCAAAGTCATCATCACTACGCTTGAAAAAGTTCAAGAACTCCCAAGTTCCATATTTGTTTAAGAAGCGTATTGTCTGTATTGTGTACTTAGGCTCACACTCTTTCACTACGTTGAGTGTTGCTACCTCATTTGAGCCGTCATCAACAAGTACAATTTGATAAGTATCTTGATTGATAGGTCTATCTGAAGATGCTCCGGTATAGCCATCGCTTGTTAGCCAATTATTCAAGCCGGTATCTCCGATAGGAATACGAGTAATTTGATTCTCCGGCTGAACATTAGCTTGATAACTTGTAATATCAAAAGTATGCTTTGTTACACCACCTACCTTGTACCTAACACTATCTATCGTTTCAGCTCCGTAAGAACCAAGCCACAAAGAAACCATTTCATTACCACTTGTTTTGGTATGTATTGTTGTTGCGTTGTTCAAAAAACCCGCTATGATAACTGCTGAATCTAAGTCTTGCTCGTATCCATAGTATCCTTCTGAAACCGGAAAAGTGCTTGAGCTTCCCGTAGCGTTAGTTATAACTGTTGGTGCTGATACTGAATAGTAGTTAATTATATAATCTACATCTACCCAAACAACGTTGTTGTTTTGTTCTGATGTTGGTGAGTTTCTTGTAATGTTGGTGTCAAAAACACCACCAAGTTCTTCACGAACCAAAGGTGCTATGTCAAACCCAACTTCCTCTGCGTTAGAAACAAACTTATCTCTGAACAGCGTGTAGTCGGGATTGGTAGGACGGCTTGAGTAAGAACCACTCCATATAAAAACCTTTATTGTGCAGTCCACAATAGACTGAATCTCGTTTACTGCTCCGGCAACGGTAACGAATATCGGGCTTCTTGCGACTGAAAGTGTTGAAGGTGCAATAATGCTTGGCATTAGAATATACTTTTTAGTGTGAACTTCATAAATTCTTCGACATCAAGTTTGAATGCTGTTCGTATGTCAGAAGGTAGCTTCTGAAAGCCCAACTTGAATGCCCTTGTAAAGAAGTAACTTGGTTTGATGCCATTGTAGTACAGATGTCTTTGTATTAAATAGCTTAGACTCTTACGAGATACGAATCTACCTTGCTCATCTCGCACTCCCTTGAGACCTTTGCGAACAACCCACTTATCAATAGGACCTCGAGGTGGCATCTTGTTCTTGTAGCTGTATGGCGTATTGTACTTCTTCTTGATACCACTCACACCTTTGTCTTGGAACTCTCCGTAGTCCTCCATCTCGAACACAAAGCTAAACGATGCACCCGAGCCACTTGCTCGGAAGTCGTAACCCAAACTATCATAGAGCGTCTTAGAGACGTTCTTTTTCTTTTTGGTTAGGTTGCTTCGGCTTTGTTGTACAACGTACTTACCGAAGCTCTCAAACGTCTCCTTGAGGTATGTGGTCTTGAACAGTCCCACACTAACAAGCTGATATGTCGGTGTTCGGTATTGAGATATTCAAAGTCATATCCCAACCGGCTACTTGGTTATCAAACCTTTCTACGAATGGCTCACAAGAAGGACTGCCTTCTATCTGAAACTTGTCTTGGAATAAACCACCTCTTGATAGCACACTCCACATTCTATTGGCTACTGCGAGCATTGTGTTCAACACATCTTGCTCGTTGTCGTTACCTCGGAATGGTATGCCCGCTTTAGGCTCGTCCTTGTTGAAGTCCACTACGTCCATAAATAGTATGTTCATATTGAACGTCATAGTATGCTCTTGGAACGTTACGTTCTGAATCACGATATGAGCCAATGGAAAGATTGTCTGCTTGGCTAAGTCCACATCAAGTAAGTCTCCTTCCGTTACTGTGTTGATGCTCTCGTTTGACTCGAGCGTTGTGCGTAGCTTTTCTAATATGTCGTAGTATCCTCTCATACTTTAAGTAACTTACGTTCTATATCCGTTTTCTCTTTTTCGAACTCCAAATACATCAATGCGGTATGTAAGGGAAGTCGGCTAACTGCTTCAAATCTTGTAACGTCTCCTTGAGAGAGTTGATAGAAGCTGCTATACCAACCCCACTTTCTTCCGAAGTTTGCTTGTGCGCTAAGGTCTTGCTCTCCTCCTCCAAATAGTCCATCATAGCTGTCGCTAAGTCCGTTCCTAAATGATAAAAAAAAACCAACGCTCCCAATACCACGTCCATTGTAACCTCCTTCATATAGTCGGCATACTTATCAGTGCCGTCATATTCTTCTATCTCATATAGCTCTCTTGCTTCTGAGACTATCGGTCGATACAGCACAGCTATAGCTCGGTGCATATTCTGCCAATCCGTTATGTTGTTGTCAAGGTCTACGTATTCCCCAAGGCTTATTTGTTCTAAGTTCGGTATGAAGCCAAATAAACGCTTTCTAAGAGTCGTTTGTTTTTTTAGCGAAGGCTTCCCTCCGAAGTAATTAAATACACGCTTAGCAAGGCTATTTACCTTGTTGTATGGCATACGGTCTACAATAAGCAACGGCACGTTGCAGAATATCTCAACACACTTTTGTGTCAAGAAGATATCGTCCTCACTTTTTAGAGCAAGAAACTTCTGATACTGCTCGAGAGTAATCTCGTTTAGTCCTTCCGGTACAATGATGTCTACCTTCATATCCAAGTAACTGATTTATCTTACAGCGTACCTTCCGTAGTTAGGTCTGCTGAGTCGGTTGTATGTTGCGTATCGTACTGCATCAATAGCGTGGTTGTTCTCGTCAATAGGTTTATTCAAAACTCTACCATTTATGTCCTCTACGAATTTATAATTTCTTAGCTCCTTAATCAAGTTAATACTTGATTTAGTTACATTAAGTCTATATCGCTTGAGCATATCAATACCCGCCATTACTGAATCCCTTCCTTTGGCTGTTGGCTTGATATTCCAACCAAACAACTGAAGCTCCTTGATACTCTTGGGTTCAGCACTATCTGCAAATATCTCAGTCCTCTTGTCAAAGCCAATCGTCCTTAGCTTATGGTGTATATCTCGGTTTGTCAAACCGGTCTGATACACAAGCTCCTCGAAGTACAAGTCTAAGTCCTTACGATATGCAAGTACAAGTGTCGTAGGGTCATTGGTAAATCCAAAGTCCATACCCGCTGAGATGAGTGATGCTCCTTCGGGTATCATCTCTACCTCGTTGTGTTGGAATATGATTGCCTTGCTTTGACCACGCTCACCAAGACCATATATCTGCCAATACTGCTCATCGGTTTGCTTGAGTCTTTCAATCTCATCTATAAGCGTCTTGGATAGGAACGGATTATCAAGGTATGTTGTCTTGTAGAACTCAGCATCATCTCTTGGTATTACCTTGTCGTATATCCAATGGTATTCCATAGACGGATTGTAGTCAATGATAACCTTACCCGATGTTCTCATAATAAGCTGCTGCCACGACTCAAAGTCTACTTCGTTAGCTTCGTTCAAGTAAAGTAAGTTACGCTTTCTACCACGTACCTTTTGAGGTTGGTCGAGCGATATGAACTCAATCATATTACCGCCAAGCCTATACTCATTGCTACTCTTGTTGTGAGTCTCCGGGTCATAGACACCGGCACGTTCTATTATCTCAAAGAAGTCCCTCATAACTGTTGCCCGAACAGCCGGAAAGGTTTTACGGCATATAGTAATGATTTGACCGGTGTTCTCGGGAGCAAGACAATAGGTGAGAATCCATATAAGGATATTGTACGTCTTGCCGGAACGTGTACCTCCTTGCTCTATAACAATTCTGCTATCGCTATTTTGGAGATGTCTAAATACTACATTAGTCTGAAGCGTTGCCATCTATAATCTCTATACGCAATCCCTCTCCGCCATCGTGCTGTATCTCTTGTCGCTCGATATATCCTCTGTTCTTGCCTTTGGTCTTGAGATAGAATATCGTAGACGTGGGATTCCCTTTGCTGATTTGTTTGTGCAGTTGTGTTTCTGCAAAGTCCAAAGCTACATTCACAAGGTCATCTACCGACTCCTTGTAGGACTCGTCCTCACGAAGCCATTTGTAGTGTGTTTCTCTTGAGATACCTACGCTTTTACAAGCCGTTGTAACAACACCTAAACTTTTCTCAAGTGCTTGAAGCATTGCCTTTTTAGTTGTGTCAGTTTTTGTCATTCTTCTTCTTGTTCTTCAGTAGCTCGTTGATACTCGCACCTTGTAGTTCTTCCTTTCTTATTCTAAGCGTATCTAAGTGTTCCTCATCGAGACGTTTATGTTCTCTCTCGGTTTTTATTTTACGGATTCTTGCTATCTCATCATCGAGAGGTTCACACTTCCACATTTGTTCGAGTGAGTAATATACGGCAGAATATCTATATGCGTGTTCGTTGTCGTATTCTATTGTGCTTACTCCGTGTAGAATATCTTGTCCGTTGAAGATTGTTACGGTCTCGTCTGCTACTTCGAGTGCAAGGTCGAACTCGGGTATTACAAGATACCCTCCCGACACATCTTTCTTGAATACAACCATATTGGATAGCACACCTTTGAAGTTACCGGCATCGTAGTGGTACTTGAGTTGATTGTTCTTGTTTACGATACCCGATGTAAACGGACTTCCTCCGATAGTCCAATCTTGCATCACTCGTTCTTCTACGAGCTTGGTATGGAACTCGTATCTCTCGGGAAAGTGTTCTTTGTAATATCCTACGAGCTCCTTTGCAAATTGTGTGATAACATAATGTTGCTTCTTCTCGTTTATAGCCATAGCCGTTACGGTACAGTAGTCGTGCCTCATTGCTATTCGTGGCGAGTAACCAAATATAGCGCTTGTAGAGACCAATCCTCTCGAACGCTTACCGGTGGAATAGCCGATATTTTTAACAGCCCAACGAAGCGCTGAGGTATCTGTATTGAGCTTCTTGTATAGTATGACCGGTTCGTTATCGCAGTAGATGATTACATCTTCTTTGATTACTTGGCTTACATCAGAGCGTTTTGCTGTTCGTTTCTTGAACTTAGCAACATCAATCTCGTTACGTTCGAGGTGTAGTTCTTTCATATCGGCTTAGCCTTGTACATTTTATCAGTTAGTTTCGGCTCGTACTTCCAATGCTTATCCGGTTTGTGGATAACCTTGATTGTCGGGTCGATTTCCTTAAATAACTTTATGTCCTCAAGGTAAAGCTTGGCTCGGTCAAAGCATTGCGCTCCTCCCTCATTGCTTCCAACCGGTGCTGTGTGCATAGGGTGTTTTGAACACCTCAGCACAAATCCGTTGTTTCTAATAGCCATCATATAGTAGAAGAAATCCTCTATCTGCTTGAGCCGTTCCGTTGTCTTGAAGAATTTAGTCTTTATTATATAACAAGTTTGGAACCGTTTATTTATATGACTGAACAACTTTTTCTTGGTAACATCGTAAAACTCAAAAGAGTATGGGAAGCTCACTCCGGCACAATCCTCATATTTATGTAGGTAATGGTCGATAGTCTCCAAGTCCTCGTGGACTGCTCCTATCTTGGTAACATCATCATCTATCTTGAAGATAACATCGTATCCGTTTTCCTCTGCCCATAGCCGAGCAAAGTGTATAGCATATCCGATGCCTTGGTTCTCTTTGTCGAGTAGTATCTTGTTCGGATAGTCGTACTTATCGTAGTCGCTTTTCTCAAGTAAAACTGCCGAATCAATCGGCAATGTCTCAAGTAATGGCTTACAGCTCTTGGCAAATTCCTCCGGTCTGCCCTTGCTTGGAACAAGAGCCAACCATTTATTCTTCAGCTTCATACATTTCGATTAGGTGCAACACAACATCGGTATTGTTGTCAAGACCTTCGCTGATTGCAATAGATTGTAGACTGCTTAAAACTTGCTCGTATTGGTCGTTGTCAAAGTACATAGTAATCTGCTTGACCTTTGCGTTGATGTATGTATCAAGCTCTTTGTCAAGCTCGTCCATATCGAACTCCGGCTCAACATCATCATCAAAGTATGATGCCGGAATATCCAATCCCCAATCATTCAAGTCCTCTATCTCCCATTCGTTAGCAAGAATATCCCAATCCCATTCTCCGAATGAGCTGTTGTCTTTGATGACAAACTCTTTCTTCTGCTCATCGTTGAACTCTGATGCCTTGATAATATGCACTTCTTTCAGACCGGCTTCGATACAAGCACGTAATCGCATATTGCCTCCAAGAACAACATTGTCCTCATCTACAACAATAGGTCTAACCTTGAGCATCTCGGGGAACTCCCTAATGCTATTCACAAGTTTCTTGAACTTGTCGTTCTTGATTACTCTCGGATTCGTTGGAGATAAGAATACCTTACCTATCGCTATCTTCTCTGTTTTCATTTTTGTTGAATAATTTATTAGCTTTTAGGCTCGGGCTTACATCAGACAGCCAAGAGCCGGTTTGAAATGATTCGAAGTAATAGTCGTTTCTATCAAAACGTTCCCAATTATTGTTACGCCACTTTGTCCACACCACTTTGTGTGGCTTGTAGCTCGGTAGGACGTTTTTAACGACTCTTGATAAAAAGCGGGGACCGGTGGTTTGCAAAACAAATCGACCTTTCCATTGGTCGTATATAGGGTTGCTCGACTTCTCGTTATAATTGGTAACTATCTCCTTGAAGATTATATCCCAAAACTTGAAGTTAGGCTCGGAAGCCATAAAGTCATTCTGCACAAATTCCTTGTGGTCGGGTAGCATATGCTGAAGCGTATGCAGTATGAACCTCTTGCCGATTAAATCATCAAACGGCTTGATGCAATACGAGTCTAAGTCTACATAGAATCCACCGTGTACCTTGAGAACAAGAAACTTGATGAAGTCTACTCGTTGTATGTTGTATCTTAGACCAAGATAGAATAGCTCCATATCGGGAGCGTGTTTCCTAACAAGCTCAAGAGATTCCTCCTCTCCCCATAACTTGTATTCCCAATCCGGATGCAAGTCAAGGATAATCTTTCTGCTCTTAACAAAAATAGGAATGTCCTCGAAAGGACCATTCCACGGAAAGTAAATCTGATGAATCTTCTTTGGTATCATAACGTCTCCTCTATATAGTAGCTGTCTAAGTCAATACCTTCTTGGAAGAACTTACGGTACAAATCTATACCCTTACGAGTCCTCTCCTTGCCCTTCTCATAGAACTCCTCACTAACGTGATACACTCCGATGTCAAGGCTACCTTTGTCGATAGCTACGAAATGGAAGTTCTCCGGTGGCACTCCAAATAGGTTGCAGTAAATATACGCTTGAATATCGTAACCATATTTATATGCTGAATACTTGAATGCGTTGAGGTCGCTTGTTGTCTTGAGGTCAATGATATGGTCTCCTTGAAGGATATCTGCCTTAGCTCGGAATGGCATTCCATCAAGCTCATCTACTCGAGGGATTTCAAACTGAGCACCTTTGAGATAACTAAGTACCTTCTCATTGCGAAGCATCGCATCTTGCAATCTTCTAATCTGACTTTCTTCTGCTTCCGTTATAACCTCTCCTCCTTCTTCGGCTGCCTCCTTGAATGCCTTAGTATTTCTACTCTTGACCGGTACGACTCTTACCTCGTCCATCTTGTGTGGCTCGAGTACCGCTAAGTGAAACAGCTTACCGATAAGCAATGCCTTGGAATTGTTGTCTTGACCATAGGTAGTAACATAATGGTAAGTCTTGGGAGATTGTAATAGCATCTTGATAGAACTTGAGGACAATGCTGCCTTGCCCAAGTATCCGTAGTAATGCTCGTCCTCCTTAGCTAACTGCTCAAGATGACCTACCTCGTGGTAGATGCCATCGAGCATCAAGATTTCTTTGTTACTGTAAAACATCTCTCAATTCTTCGCAGTTAAACCAATCATTGAATAGTGTCTTGAGAGCTACCTCCTCCATAGGTGAGGTAATTCCGTACTCCTTTCTCGTAAACCAATCCTTGTAGATATATCTGAACTTAGCATTGTTGCCTCTGCCAATCATAACTATCTCCTCAGAAGGACCTCCCCAAGATAATAGCCATACCCATTCATCGTCATCGGGATTGTACGTTAGTGATAATCCGTAATTGTCAAGACCTTCGTGGTCTTGCATAATCATCATCTCCTCGATGTCTTCCATACGGTTGTAAAAATGTTCTGCAATCGTCATAATAGTTGGTTGTTATTGATTAGTACTGAATAAAATCTGCCATAGTCTCTCTCATCGGGACACCATTCTTGTAAATCTCGGTAGATGGACACACACCATAATCGACAGCAATCTCGATAAGGTCGTTTAGATTGTCAGAGTCAAGCTCGACACGATTGATAATCATTGAATAATTCATAGTTGGTTGTTTTTTAGTTAGTTCCATAAGCAAGTTTAAAAAAAGTTTAGTTATTAACAAAAAAATTACTCACTTATTTTCTTAGCTAAGTTAATAGGTAGGAATCCTACCGTCTTGACTATCAATGTTTTGTTGTTGAAGTGTGAGGTCGTAGGAAGCCCACCCTTGTCTTTCCATTGAGGTTCCGGCACAGCCCCAAGGTTGAACACAAAAACACCCTTAGGAGTGCTGTTTATGTAAATAGGAGTGGTGTTATACCTACTTGACCTTTGCATCAACGAATCATACTTATCCTTCTCAATCATAAGCTCATCGTAATGCTTATTGCGACACTTCAACTCTATGTCCATTTTGTACCTCTCCGAGTAACAATCGACTTTTGCGTTGTAAGTATCACACCATTTTAAATCCGGAACGTGTGTAATCTTGACGATATTAAACAGTTGCTCCGGAGTCATAGGATTTGTATATGCCTTTCAAGTCAGCGATTAGGTATTTCCATTCCTTCGGAGAACAAGTACAAGGAACTGCGAACTTATGTTGGAATACTCTTGCGTGTATTCTTGCTAATGGTTCTTGGTATTGTCCCTCGATTGCTCTGCCATCAAAGTTGCTGAAGAATTGCTTGAGAGTTTCATACTCTCCTTGCTCAAGGCAAAGGACATTACTCTTGTTGGGGAAGATTCTGTTGAGCTTCTCCTTACGAGCATCACAGCCACAATCGATTCCGGTTGCTTCGCTGAACCATTCTACTGCTTTCTTGATACCGGTTGCTTCTGTAATCTTCTCGATATCATCTCCGAGACCTCTACTCTTTTTCACCTTTGGCTTGGCGGTACTCTTCGTACGCTTCCTTGTGGTTTTCTTTGATTTTTGTTCTGACATTTTTTAGTGTATTAAAAATTGAACTTTGACTTATCTTACTATCCTCACTCAAGGCTCTGATTGTTTTATTGTCTCCGTAGTAGATTTCAAATATCTTCTTGTCGTACCAATGCAAATCTTCTATGGTGTCTGATATTGCGTTGAGCAATTCCTCAAGCAAATGCTTTGACTCAATCAAATCCGGCTCGTCATTGATAGCTTCATCTAAATCAACATAGGTTATCTTAACTCTCTGCCTATCATAGTATAAGTTCCTTAAAGTAACGTAAACATAGAACGTGTTCACATCATCATCTCCGTACTTGATTTTATCGAGAGTGGTTTTGTCGTAGAGTTTGACGTACATATCTTGCACAAGTTCTCTTGCAGAATCAATGGTTAATCCGAAAGACTGAGCCATTCTTATCCAATCAGAATCTCTCTCTGCAAGTTTGTCAAGAAGCGTCATTCCATAATCGGTTCATACCGTGGAATATAAACTATAATTCGATACGCTCGGTCAAGTCCTCGACTTTTTTTATCAACTCCTTGTTTTCAGACTTGAGCTTTTGGATATCCATCTCGAGATATCCGTTCTTGATTTGAGCATCAAGGATACGCTTCTCAATCTTTTCGATTGATGTGATACAAAAGCTGATTGATGCGTAAAGTGCTTCGAGTTGTAATACCGCAGTACGATTGTCTAAGTTGTCCTTTATCATCTCTGACAAGATAATCAACTGCTCCCGTAGAGCATAGGTAGCAAAACCATTCATAGCTCATTACAATATATGCTCTGCTCTTTCTGCGATAGCGTCCCATATCTCGCCATAAGAGACCTCTTGCATATCGCTATTGTAGATAGTTAGGATTTCCCAATGGTGCTCAATACGAGGATTGTTCCAATCACCTTCTTGTCCTTCGTGGAAGTCTGCCTCGATATACCAATCACAGCCGGATAGTATTACGTGTCTTAGATTCTTCTTGTTTTGAACTTTTACATTTGTTCCCATAGTTGTAATAAGGGAGGGATTTGCACCCTCCCGATTTTGATTAAAAGTTGTAATCGTAGTATTTGCAAGGACTATCCTCGATTTTCCAAAAACGATTAGCTAATTGTGTTTTACTTATTCTGACTTCATAAGGCTCTCCGTCCTCAAAGAAATCGTATTTCTGCGCATACTGATTTATGCAATGACCGGAAAAACCTCCGACCACAAATTCCATCTTGGTCTTGTTCTCTCCGGCAGACATTGGTTGAATCGTAACGAAATTCTTACCTCGTGTAGAGATAATCTTTCCTACCGGATTAACATCAGACCATAAGTGCTGATTTACATAGCGACCTTCTAATCCTTGGACGCTTTCGTAGTTGTGTTTTGTAACAGTTTCCATAAAATTTAAGTTGGTTAAACACTCAATGTTAAAAAAAGTATTTTAATTAACCAAAAGTCTTGAATTTATTTAGGCTTATATGCTTCATAATGTAGCAATCCGCAGCGAATTTGTAGTTAGGATTGTCTCCGTTTGGGTCAGCCATACCTTGCTTTCTGAAAGATGCTTTCTCGAAGTATTGAGCCTTCGCACAATAGCCCGACAAGTAAACCTTGTTCGTGTTGTACAAGCAATATGCAAAGAAATAGAAGTCGCACTTCTGAGTTGTGTTTGCTGAGGCAACAGCAACACGATAATTGTCAGCCGGTTTGTTGTTTATCCTCTTGGTCTTGACATCGACCTTGAAGCCATTGACTATTATATCATAATCGTAGGTGCTTGTATCCTCAACCCTATACCCTTGTTTGGTTAGCCACTCTATATATGCAAGTTCACCCAAAGCACCGGCAAGGTTGCCTCCACCTTTTGTTATCGAAGCCCTCAACGCTCCGAACTCGAAACGCTGTTTAGCAGCTCTATACATAGAAGGTGTTACAGCAACCTCAATCATATTATATTCTTTAGTCTTGCTAACTCCTCGTGAAGATAATGGTTTCTTTCTAAGGCTTTTGTAAGCGTTTTAGAGAGTGCTTTGTTCTCCAAGCGGAGGGTTTCCGCCTCTGACTTATATTTGTCCTCTAAACGCTTTATTTTACGTTCTTGAGTTTCTTCAAGTTCTCTTAGCAATCCCTCATCTGTTATCTTGACCGCTCGACTCTTGAGCAATACCATAAGACTATCGTCATATTCCTCACAAAAATCTTTGATTTTATTACTTATCTGAAGGTATGCAGCAGCATACTTCTTGTCGTACAAGTAATTGGTCTGATGATTCTTTCTTGCGTGGATTACCGTAGCGTGGTCTCGGTCAATCATATTGCCGATAACCTTCATAGGTAGAACGCTGTTCTCAAGAACCGCCATTGCAAATGCGTGTCGGTAGATAACGTTGTGTCTTTGTCTGTTGTTTTGAATGCTGTAATTCTTGCATATATTCTTCCAATAATCTGCAATCTTTTGTTGTTGGTCTAATACTATCATCGTAAAGTTATTGTAGGGTGAACATAAACATACATCAATGCTAATACACTTAGTGCAAACATCGCTATCGTAAACGCTAAAAGGTAGAATAAAATCTTTGTGGCTTTCTCTTGGTCAGTCATCTCTCTTTTGGTGTTAAAGGTTTCTGTTGTGAATTTTCTTGAGCCATTCCTTCTTGCTTGGAACATCTCCATATTTAACGTGGCACGTTCTACAAACAGCCATAAGGTTCTCAATCGTATCTGCTGATTTTGAACCGCCCATACCTCGTGCCTCGATATGATGTATGTCTACGGCTTTAGAACCGCACACCTCGCAAGGTATGAAGTCCTCAAGTCCGTAATTAAAATAATCTAAGTAGATTTTAGTGTGCTTCTTCATAGCTGACCTTGGTCTCTCAGTTCCTCGTGATAAACGAGACTCCTAATATCCTCTACAAATGCTAATGGTGTGTACCATTCTTCAGTTTCCATATCAATTAGCTTTTGATTGATTAGGTCTAACATTTCTTGCTTTGTCATACTGATAATAATTTGTCGGTTGATGTTGCGATGCTGTGCTTAGCACCGATGTAATAATTCCAATAAGCCTTGATTGAGCAATCAGCCTTGTACTCATCGGGCATACATTGTGGTGGCTGAACAAATGGCTTGTTACGTCGTATCTCCGGAGGTAAGTCCATAAGCGGTTCTTCGCATTTGAGAATTGTTAGATGAGTACGACCATAGCGACGAGTGTACTCCTCACCGAGAGCCATCATATGATTGTAAACCCAAGCATAGTGATAAGCGTTACTTCTTGTCCATACTGCTGAAGGGTGGTTCTTGTGTGTGGACTTGTAAGGTACATTGTCGTTACCAAGCTCACGATGTGCTGTGCATAAAAGCTGTGCTGATTCGAGAATCATCTTGACTACGTGTTTGTTGTACATAAGCCTTGCAGACTTTTCGGGACACGCATCTAAATAGAAAATGTTCATAATGTAAATTAAGTTGGTTTATCAATTTTAAAAAAAGTTTACGACTTTATACTCATTTGCTCCCAATTTCCTCGAAGTTTTTTTATCAGATTGACTCCGTGTATCTCAAAGCCTACGTTCCCTTGTAAGCTCTTTATCATAATAGGACCGTCAAATGCTGTGGGTCTACCACCGGTCTCCATCTCCTTGACCTTGCGAACGTGAATGTGGCTATACATCCAATCCGTAGGGTGTTGGCTGTACCGGTGTATTACCATAAAATCTGAAGCCCTATTCACCCACTTACCGCCTCCCTCAGAATCAGCAGCCATTGGTGGACTTGGGAATCCTTCGTATGGGTGTCCTCGTTTGTTGCTTCTGCGGAGTGCTTCGGTAACAGCGTGAGTGTTGAGCCAAATGCTAACATTGTTCTTGGAGCAGAATTGTCGCATCATAGTTGATGCAAGATAATCGTAGTCGTGTCCGGTCAATCCTTGCAGAGCGTCCTTGTCTTTCGCAAGGGAGTTGTAAGGGTCAATGAGCATACCTTGGTATTGCCATTCATCATAAACCTCTTGCGCTCTTTCCAAGAGACTTTTGTAAGTAAGCAATTCCGATATGTCCATTATAACAAAGAATTGCTGTAAGAAAGCAAGACTTGTCTCAAACTTAGCGTGGCTCAAATGCTCAAGTGGTTCGCTGTTGTAAAACTCGATGAGCTTTTTCATAATAGAGTACGGCTCATTCTCGCTACTATATATAAGCCATTTGATATCGTGCTTGAGGCTCAGTACGAGCATCAGCCATAACGTGGTGCTTGTCTTTCCAACGTTAGCGTGTCCTAAAATAATGTTGAAATTCTTTGGTTTGAATCTTAGGTATTCATCAAGACCATCGTGTCCAAATTTGTATCCTTCCTTAACTCGTCCTTCTTTGACGGCTAATAAATCTTCGTGCAGTTTGCTGAAGTCAATCGTGTTCTTCATTGTCGTTCCCTTCTAAAAAGTCAATTCTGCGTTTCAGCATATCGTACATCATCTGCAAATCTGCGTGGTCGCATTGCAGTTGATAGTAATCGACTTGGAGTTCCTTGTAAGCTAAGTCTTTTCGCCATAACGCTTCTTGTAAAAATGTTTCGTAGTGTTCCATTCCCAATAATAAAAAAAAAGGGTGGACTAAACTGCCCACCCATCATTTATTTCTTAGAAAGGGAGACCATCATCGTCCGTTGCTACCGGTAATGGTGCTTGTTCTCTCACCGCAGACGGTGGTGGAGTCGGAGCTTCAGCCGGTTGTTCGGTGGTATTCACCCAATCGTTGAATATCTCAGCTACTTGTAGCACTTGGTCAGCCTTTAGGTTGCGACCGGCAGAGAACTCAACCGCAGCTTTTAAGGCTACTTGACGCACAATTAGTTTGTCTTTCGAACCACTCCCTCCGGAATAACTTTTAGAAGCTCCTTGAGGGCTGTAAGAGCTTTCAGTAACACGCTTGAATCTTGACTTCTCTACATCGTATGTGTAAGAGAACTCCTCTCCAATTTGTGGCTTCCAAGTCTTGGTTAGAATTGAACCGGTTTGACCATTCGCCACTTGCAGTTTGTAGATGTCGAAGTCCTTCCACTTCGCTTCGAACATAACGTCCGTAATCTTAGATGTTTTCATCTTTCGTTAATTATAGATTGGTAAAATAAACTCTCCGTTGTCAGTCTCAATGGGTTCTCCCTCCCAATGGATTGCATAAAATAGGTCTTTGTATTCCTCGATAAAGGTATCAAAATCTTCCAAGACCTCATCAGTCGTGAACACACGACCATCATTAGTCAAAATATACGCACCGGTGCAGTACGGATTTGACTCAAATTGTTTCAAGAGCTGTGCGCTCGTTATTCTCATAGCCATCATAACTCAAAGTATTTAGATTCTACATAATCAGCTTCATCATAAAGCCCTTGGTCTCTTAGTAAAGACCATACACCATCAGCATCAGAGATAGCTACTAATTGGTCAATTTGTTCCTCAGTGTAAATCACGATTTCTGTGTTTTAATAAATTCATCAATCATATCTTGAGTAGTCTCACGACTGATGCCTTTGAGGACATCATAATCTCGATAGATATATTCTCTCGTTAGCGATAATTCTCTACGCAGAGCTTCTACCTCTGCCTCGTAGATTTTGATTAGTTCGTCTTTCATAATTCAAAATTCTCAATAGTTCTGACAATAGCCTCCTCGATTTCGTGGAAAACCATACTGTCGATAACAGCATCTTCATCTACATCGTGAATTTGACATATCAAATTACTGAAGATTTGATGCATTGATTTTTGACCTCTGAGAACACTAATCCGTTTCTCATTTAGTAACTCGCTAATTTGCGTTTGTAAATTGTCCATAGTAATTTTTTGTTGGTTGAACAACCAATGTTAAAAAAAACTTTTGGTAACACAAAAAAATAACACAAAAAAAGAAAAGCCCCCACCGAAGTGAGGGCTATTCAACCAACTAATCTACAAAGGGAACTAACGTAGATATATCTTAACTATTGCAGTATTCTTTTCAATTTCTTTATCAGCCGTGAGCTTGAGTTCTCCGATATGTTTAGTGGAATCATCAGCAAGAAATCCAAGCTCAACCAAACAATCACAAACAAACTTTGAAACCATAATACTATTATCAAGGTCGTACCGATAATTGCACCTAATATGGATTTTAGCATTTCTGTAAGAAACAATGTCATAACGGTTAAGTTCGTTGATAATTTGTTCTCTAAAAGTATCTTTCTGTTGCTTTCTGAACGTCCAATGGCGAGAGGAATAAAAGGCATTGAGAGAAGGTACTTTTCCAACCGTGATTTCAATTTCATTTGTCCATTGCATTGATTCCCTTTCTATTTAATTCTTCTTAAAGAAGAATATAAGCTAAGTATAATTATAATAACTAATATAAGCTTAACTAAGTCAAAGTTAGAGAACTTTTCTGTATAAACAACTTTTGGAACATAAATTTCTTTGGATACGGTTATCGTATCCGGTGGGCAAGTGGTTTCAACGTAGAATGTATCACTAACCACTCTAATTTCCGTTCTAACGCCTTTTTCCTCAAAAGCGAGGGCAGTGTCCGCTTCAATAAAAAAAGAGCCCTTAGCGACCTTTATTTCTGTTACGATTGTTGTGTCGAGTCTGACCGGTTGCATACGGACAATGGTCGGCTCCTTTGCAATCGCACGTTTGAGGTGCCACGATGCAGAACAACTTGTTAGAATTAACAGTCCAACTGCGACCTTTAACTTCCACAAGAATCGCATTCTTCGGGATTGTCTATGTTGCACGTTGGTTGAGGTTTGTTTGTTAGTTCGCTGATGAAGTCATCAAAACTTTTTTCCATTGATAGAATCTTTTGAGAAGAATAACATAAAGGCTACACCGAAGAACGCTCCGGCTTCAGTAAGTGTCGCTTTTTCATATGCGACAAGTGCAATGCCCGTTACAAATAACGTAATTCCAACCAATGTTGTCTTATAATTTCTTAAAATTCTATCAATCATTTTTTCTTGTTCATTAAATACCATCTTTGAGCCGTGTAGCCAATCGATGCAATTAGTAGTAATATCTTCAATGCTGCTTCAATATCCGAAAATGATAGTGCCATCGTAGAAGCATTCAAGAATAATACCTTGATGTCGGTAGTATCCATTTTAAATTCTTTTGTAAATCGTTTTTCCATTGCTTTTCAAGGCTTGTAGTACTTCTCCACGATTGCCCTTCTTCTTGTAGCTGACGTGAATCCAAGCCGGTTCTTCTTCAGTACCAAATTCCCATATAAGTTGGTCAAATAAAAGGTGGTCTAATATGAAATTAAAAAGCTCTTTGTTGGTTACTCCACCATAGACGTGTGCATCTATGTCAAGTGCCTCTCCTTTCATATGCTGAGATGTCTTACTACCACCAATCAAAGTGTTTAGTTCTTTCGAACGGTAACCGGAAGTAACGCCTATTGGCACTCCAAAGCGTTTTCTAAGCGGTTGGAAGATGTTTTCAGCTATTTCCTTAAGGTTTTCCAAGGCTTCAATCGTTGGCTCGTTAGAGAGTCCGTTAGAGATTGCAGTCCTACTCTTGGTTACCTCTTGTAATGTTAGATTCTCACTCAATCGCATTAGTCTATCAGATATATCGTTCCTATTCCTTGCGCCCACAAGCTACCATCACAACATTTTCTGCTGTATGTGTTCTTGTCCTTGCAGTAACAAGCTCTTTTGCTGCCTCTCGGAGATGTCCGAGATGGTTGGTATTCTTTCTCTTTCATTATTCTTCCGGTTCGGGTGGATTGCAATACTCGCTATCGGGATATAACTCACAATAAGTCTTGGCATACTCATCTCTTTGGCTTGAACTGCCAAAGTTGTGAATACCCATAGGAGTAGGAAAAACCATATAGGCATCCCAAGATTGTAAAGGCTCGGTAGACCAACTTACATCTACTGCGTATTTTGTAGATACTACGGCTTCTTTTATGGTGTTGCCTTCCTCATCATATTGCGTTGGTGTAATAGTTAAATATCCTAACTTTACCACCGATTGCGTAAGGTTGCCTTCCTCGTTTCTTAGGAGGTCAATAGAGGCGTTAGCTTCTGCCTCATCTACGAACTCGTATTTTCTTGTTATCATTTTAGATAAGGTTTTAGTACACTATTTATGTAATCGTTTGCCGTTGTTTTAGCACCTCCTAATTTTTGAATCTTACTTATTAAGCCAAATAAGATGCTTATCGGTAAAATTAACACGAACAAAAAAATCTTTTGTAAGCCTTTAGATAGTTCTTCCATCGGTTTAAGAGGTTAGGGTTGCAAGTTCAGTATCAGTTAGTATAGAGGGGAAATAAAGCACTTGCTCTACATTACCATAGAAAAAAGCACTTGTGCCTCCATAGTCAAAACTTAACTCATTCAAAGTGTCCGCTGTAAAAGTTGAACCACTTGTGTCAGTTCCTACCTCAACTCCATTAACCCACAAGGCAAAGTCGTCTCTTTTATACTTAAACGCTATCTTATTTGAGGTTATAACTGATGTTGCGGTGTAGCTTATATTACAAACTAATGAACCGCCAAGAATCACTAAACCTTTAATAGTGTTGTTTACTATTCTTATGTTTATACGATTATTTGTAGTGCCGTCATTTATAGCTATTGCTTTTTCCGAACTTCCATTATCAATAGCACTCGCCTCTAAATATAAAACCCCTTCATCATCGTTAAAAGTAGATGAGGTTCCAGCACCGCCACAAACATCCGCCTCCCTCGTAACGCTGCCGCCACTATGGTTAGGTATGTAGCTTGTTGGGTAAGAGCCTTCTTCTATTTGCGCTCCAAACACATAGCAGTAGTTTATAGCAGTAGTGTTTTCATAGCTTGGGTATCTTCCGCTATCAGTATTATTTGTTGTTAAAATCTCTAAATAACCCGTTGCCGTTGCTTGGGCAGTTGCTACCATATAGCATCTATACCACCCATTGCCGTAATCTTCTATTCCACTATCTACTACTGATGTTCCTATATTGCCTTTTACACCATTTTGTAAATCAAAATTTACATAGGATTGAATATCAAACACACCATTTGTCGTTTGGGCAAGTAGTTGAATCCATTGAGCATCTGCTTCTTTAAAGAATACACTAAACGAATAATCTTCACCACTTGTAGCAGATAAGGTAAATAATTTTCTGTGCCTTGTAGCACTTTCATCTACACCTAACCTAAAGCGTGTAGCGTTTACTAAACCTTCGGGGCTTTGCGTATCATTATTTACGGCAGTTATATTCGTTCCATCAGTTATGTATTCCGACTGATTTACAAGTTGTGTCCTACTCGGCTCTAAAAGGAGACTCGGACAACTTGCCCCACCGCTATAGTCAAATCTTGGCTCTTGTTCTAATAGTCCCGCCTTACCCGTAGTCGCTCCCGATTCAATGTATTCCGTAGCTACTAAACCTTGTTCTAATTGGGCATCTTGGATGTAGATGCTACCGCTTGATTGAGTAACATTT